ACTTCTGGTTGTACAACTGCATCATGTCTTGCTCACCCTTCATGTAGGTGTAAGCCTCAACCAAAGACGCGTACAACAACACCGTATCAAAGTTATCACCTAGCCATGTAGTACCAGTAGAATTAGTCACAGTGGCAACCGGAATAGAAAACGAAGAACCTGTGCCGCCAATTGTGGAAGCTGCTGCAGACATAACGTCTCCAACTGTGTACTGAACTCCGCCGTTGGTAATAGTCACAACCGTCACCGCCCCGCCAGCCACAGTAATTGTTGCTAACGCTCCGCTACCCGTACCACCAGTCAAGGGCACATTAAAATAAGTACCTGCCGTATATGCGCTACCGCCGGTAATAGCACCAAGCGTAGCTATGGGGCTTTGCACAATGGACACTGGGTAGAAATAGTAGTGGAGTTCAGACCCGTAAGCCGCGTCGGGTGTTGGGCCGAGAATAAACGTTAACTCTGTTGCGTCGTCAGAACGTGGGCCAAACAAAGCATAGTACTTAGGTATCCCCGTGTCTGTGGGCTGTGGGTACGCTTGCCGAATAAAGTTAACATCTTTGTTTAACAAGTACTCGTACTCACCACTGGCGTTAATGACAGCCAACGAATACACTGCCAAAAAATCCGTAGGGCACTGTAAGTATTTATTGCTCGTAGTCATTGACCCCGTCACGTTCTTACGAATAGACGGAAACTGCACCGAGTTATAAATACGTTGCTCAGCTTGCTCAACAAACACGGGAATACTAGCCACGAAATCTGCTTCCGTGTTCTCCGTGTACGCTTGAAGCGCGTTGCTGAGTTCAGTGTAATTCATGCTTTACGCCATTGGCCCACGGGCCATAGTTCCCTTGGTTGCCGCGCCATTGCCGCGGGTGACGATACCGGATGTCTTGGTGGCTTCGCTACCAGTAGATTTGTTGATGTTGCCAATAGTCATATTAACGGTATCAACTTTACTGCGGTTTGGGGGAGTGCCGGGGTTCTCGGATATGCCTACGGGCTTACCACTCATGGTGTGGGGCTTAGCGTATGCAGAAGCAGGTAGATTGTTAATCTTGGCCATGTTATTTCCCCTGATTTGCGGCGCGAGACAAGTTACGTCCCAAACGCATGCGGTCTTCAGATGTGGGGCCGCCAGCCTTAAGCTTTGTCATTGGCTTACCGGGGTGCATGTTTTTCTCGTGCTTGCCGACAGCAGACTTAATCATCTTCTTGTCTTGGGCTAAATCTTTCTTGTCCATATTAGACTCCTATGTAACGGTTACTGTAACTGTACCAACAAACGTCGTTGCCACCAAGTAATTTGGCGTCAAAGCGACATCAAAATTACTCGACCCACCAACGGGGTTCCACCCCCACTGAACATCCCGCGAACCACCAGTCAGACTGCCAGTAGCGTTTGTGCCTGCTGTAACGTACGTTGTGTCCTTGCGCGGGTTACGCACTGCTTGCGGGTCATCCACTGGGTACATACCCAACTGCAACTGCGGCTGGTCGGGATCAAAACAAGTAGAACACACAAGCAGATTATAAATCTTTGTCTTCTGTATCTCTTTACGAAGCGCTGTCAATTTAAACTGTTGGCCGCACCTATCGCACATGGCGATACTGTTTTTACCAGAAGCAAACCGATTGCCCATTTACGCAACCTCCATTCGGTTGCCCTTGCGAGAATTTTCAGCCCCGGGGATAACTTGCAAATTAGTCGGAACATGAAGCCCCGAAACAGTTTTGCCACGCAGTGGAACAGTGTGGTCTACGTGCCACGGAAAACCAAAAAGGTCTGTGCGAAGCTGTGCAAGTTCGTACGCCTGCTCTATGAGCCAGTAATCGTCCTCAACCAACCACGAAGGTGTGCGCTGTACTTTTGCCAACTGTCGCTGACGTGTCCAAGCTAGCACCCGACCGGAATTGCGCCGTGCCCATGCCGCTTTTTCTGCGTTTCGGGCTTCTCTGTTCTTTGCCATCGTATTTTTTACGGTGGCCTTAACTTTTTCGGGGTTGCACGCCACATATTTTTTTTGAGCAATCCGTTTTCTTTCAAGCAGGGCAGGTCGGTTTGCTTCCTTGTATGCAGCAAGTTTTATGTGTGCGCATGTTATGCACTGCCGATTACTTACAAGACGCTCCGCAACGTGCCCATGTTTACACGCAATACCCGTAAAGTAACGCGTTAATCCGTCGGTTTTGGCTTGTAAAAGAGAAACGATTTGCATCAGGTTCCGCTTCCAATAAACATCTGACGGGGCACAAATCGGACACTAGCTTTTTCCCTGTCCTCGTCGGCGGCTAATTGCCACGCCGTATCATACTGCTCTTTCAAGATGGGCAAACGATCAGCACCGCCTTCAATCTTCAGAGCCAAGTAATAGGCTAAGCCTGCCACCATACAGGGCAGGAAGCGGAAAGGTACATCCATCGTGCGTACACCCCCGCCAGCATCATCAATACGGCGCATGCGCCAGTAAACAAACTGATACGTTGCACTGTTGTCTGGGGTCGGCCAGAGGGTTACAGAGGGCAAATTCTGCGTGTACACAGCCACACCAGTTAAGTGTGCTGCTGCAGTTGTGCCGTTCTGCCCACGGAAGCAGTTGTTAAGCACGTTGCCAGAGATGTAGCCGTACTGAATAGTCTCGTTTTCAATCAACAAGAACCCCGTAGCTGGAAGCCCGACTACTGAAGTTAGTGTGATTGTGGTGGCCGTAGCTGTAATCCCGCCGTTAAGCGTAGTGCCAATAGAAGAAGTTTGACCATCCAAACGCTGATACCACACCTGAATCGGTCGGGCTTGTTGCAGTTTGTTGGGGATTGTGGCATAGGTAGAAACACTGATACGCGTGATGGTTAAGTCAGCCTGTGTGGATGCGCTTCCCGCGCCCGTGCGAATCACATGCTCAAGTAGATCCACCGTATCTACGGGTAGTGCGTAGTTGTTTAGACCCGGAGTTAGGTTAATTGTCCCCTGCTCAAACGTCCACATGTTGACACCACGGTTTGCCCAATCAGCAAACATCAAGTTCAATGACCGACGGGCTGTACGTAAATCGTAGCCCGTACGCAACTCCGAACCAGCGCGTTCAAACGCTTCCTCAACCAACTCAGTAAGGTCAAGGTTAAACGCTGTGGTTCCTGAAGTGGTCATCTAAATCCTGCCGTTTTCTTTGCAATCGTTTTGGGTTGAGCTACGAATTGTTTGCCGGCGGCTTTTCCGGCTCGCTTGGCTTTGGTCGTCGCAGCGTACTCACTAGCACTGAGACTTTTAATCGCAGCGCTTGGAAGGTATCTTTCACCAGTGTCAGAAGATTTTTTACCACTTTTGGTTCTCCATTTTTGGTCGCCCCAATCCTTCAATGATTTTTGAGGCGCTTTCAATCTCGGTAACCCCCGCCTGCCGCCTTGTACTTCTTGGCAACAAGCTGCGCTTTACGCGCTGACCACTGACCTGCACCAGTACCTTGCGTAGCTGCTGACATCACCTGAGACACAATCTTCTTGCGAAGACTTGGCTTTGTGTAATTGCCAGCCGCATTCACCTTCCCACCCTCTTTGTACTGGGTAAAGTCAGTGTCGTCCCGCCGAGCTTTCTTCTTGCCCTTGGGCATCTTAGAGGGGGAGATGTCCCCCATACCGCGACTGGCCATCATATCTATGCCCTCGTTTTACCGCGAATAGCAATACCGTCAGCACGTTTGGAAGCAGAAGAAACCCTGCCGCCTTTTTTCATGTCAACCATATTGTCTTTGATTTTGCCCGGAGTGTCACTGCCATAAGCAGCGCGATCACGTTCTTTATACTCGGCAGAATCTTTGGCTTCTTGCAAACGGCGCTGGCGCTCGGACTCACGTTTAGCAGTCAAAGCATCCGACTCAGCCTGCTGTCGTTTAGCGCTGGGGGAACCTGCAAGGGATCGAATAACGCGCCCAGCTACATCTTTGCCACGTTGGGTAAGAGAGTCGCCCGCATCAGCTTCTGCTTTCGCTTCTTTTAGACGCGCTCGCTTGGCCAAATCCAATTCTTGCTTGTCGCCACGCGACAGATTATCGTATTTCTTCAAATACGTTTCGTCGTCTGCCAGTCTTGTAGCCATGGTATGTCCTTAGCAGGTCTTGCCGCCCATTTTCATGGCGATCATCTTGCCTTTGGTTTTGCCTTTTTCAGCAATACCGTCTTTGCTAGGGGCGGCTGTTTTAACTTTGCCCATTGCCATACCGCCTTTTTTCATGCCTTTGCCGTCACCGATAAAAGCGGGCTTACCGTCTTTCATGGGCATACCGCCACCAGCCATTTTGGTTGCGCCTTTTTTCTTAGCCATCATTGCCATGAAGCCAGCATTCATTTTGGAAGCCATAGTATCACCACCTTTTGAAAATTTGCGGTTTTTGTCCGCAGTTGTAAAATCCTTACCCACAGACTGCGGGACTCCTACTTTCTTAGCAAACGATGGCGAATTTGCAATCGCTGCCATGAAATTGTGTTGCTTTTTGCTGGTGCTAGGCATGTCAAACCTTAATGATCCAGCCTTTGCCAAATATAAAACCGACAACCACTAAGCCAATCCAAATCAGCGCCTTCTCTACAATGGTCTTACCAACCATCTTATAGAACTCGCCAGACATCTCTTCGATAGCCATCTTTGCCGCTTTACGGGCAATGGCTTCTTCACGCTCTGTCAATTCAATTTCATTCATATCAGCATTTCCAAGCCTTGAGGCTTTTGTTGATCCGTGAATTTGGGTCTTTGGCCGTCTTCTCGCTGGTTAGCTTCTTCTTCATGCCTTCCATACGGGCGCAGAAAGAGTCGCGGCGTGAGCCGCCCTCGGGTTGAGGCCGCTTCAATCCGGGTTTCCCGGGGTTGGCCGCGTTGTACGAGGCTCGCCCCTTGGCGTTCAAGCCACCCTTTTCGGATTTGCCCTCTTTCCTCTGCCATGCTGGAGACTTAGCCATAATAAATCTGCGCCGCGTCAATTGCGCTCATGTAGGCATAAATTCCATTGACTGCTACATCACTAAAATCCCATCCTAGATTATTACCTGCATTTACGTTTGTTGACGCGGTGGCATCAAAAATTGCGCCGCCCGTAGCGTTGCTGTCTTGAATCGTTAAATACTCAACAGTGTTTGTTCCACTAGCATCAGAGATGGTGGCCCGTGTTCCGGGCGTTGTTGCTGACAGAAACTTCTGGTTTGTACCTGATGTGCCAAATGCTCCAACAGTGCTTGTTGTACCTGACTTGAGTTTCAACGTGCCGTTGGTCATTGTGAGCGTACTTGTCACAGACAAAGCATCTTGACATTCCCATGCCCCGCCAATACCGTTAATTGTGACGTTTGCCGGAAAACTAAAGCCGTTTGACGTAATTGTTTTTGTACCAGATGTTGCAGAAAAAGCAACTGTGCCTGTGCCTGCGCCTAGTAAAGTCGTGCCACCCCAATTCCAGTTGCCAAAAACCAAAATTGAGTTTTGAATGGAAACCGTACCAGTAAACCCTGTAAAGTTTACATTTTTATAAGCACCGCTAGTTGTTGACAAGTTAACTTGATCCGAACCAGCCGTGACATCTACACTGATCGAGTTGGCTTCACCCGCAGCACCAAAAATTACACCCCGTGTGCCCGTTGTGGCATTGGTCGTAAGTTGAATTAGCGGGTTGGTTCCTGTGACTGTCAGGTTGGTGGCTGTTGATGTTGTAAACAACGTAGCGGCAGTGTTCAGCAAAACAAACTTACCAGTCGATCCAAACGCAAATGTTCTGACGTTGCTGTTGCTTGAGCTAACAGAGCCAAACGTGGCTGTATAGCCGTTCAAGTCAAGTGTGCCGTTGGTCAATGTGCAAGCACGTGTAGAACCAGAAGTCAATGCGGCTTGAAGCTGCCAAGTACCGCCTACTCCGTTAAAGGTGAATGGGCGGTCAAAGGTTACGCCAGCAGTGTCAATTGTTTTTGTGCCTGATGTAGCGGCAAACGTAAGAGCGTTTGCAGTAGCGGTTGCCGACATCCCCGTAGACGCTTTAAAATTTCCATAAATAGTCGCTGGGGTTGTCCCAAGCGCTCCAGCATACCCTGTTGGATTTGTGCCATCGGTAAAATCTAAATTTCTATATGCTGGTGCAGTACCCAAACTCAAAGTTCCCGTGCCAGCAGTAATCCTAAACGAAATACTGTTAGCTTCCGTAACTGTTCCTGGTTGAAGTGTCCTCGCCGTTGCACTTGAGTCAGTGCAAATAATCAAAGGCGTACCAGTGACCGTCATGGTCGTAGCGCCAGTGAAGATCGTGCCCGTGCTGTTCAATGAGATCGTATTTGTGCCAAAAGCAAGCGTGCCCGTAAACCCCGTCATGGTCAAAGTTTGAATTGTTGGGCTGATATCAAGCGTGACTGTACCAGAGCCAGAGTTGGCGTCAAACGCCGCAGTGTCACCAGAACCCGGCACAGACGCGCCAGAAGCCCCGCCAGAGGTCGCAGACCAGTTGGTTGTGCTGTTCCAGTCACCTGTGCCGCCTGTTACCCAAAATCGTGCAGCCATATTTATTCCTCAACAGGCTCATCAACCACAGGTGGGGGATTCTTGACAAAATCATCCCACTTGTCGTAACGGGCTTGCTTCATGGCCTCAATCTCAGCATCCGTCAGGCCGTG